AGAAGCGGATGGGTATGGGGGCGACAGAGCCAATGGCGGCGAGAACGCTTCCGCGATACTCGCTCGTGGCTATTCAGCTAACATTGCCAGGGTTAAGAAGAGCTTTAGGTCCACTGCATGGGCAGACATTGAGGACGACGACGACTTCAGAAGTCCATGGGGTGAATCCTCTCCTTTCGAGGCGAAGACTTACCGTAGGACTAGGAAGCTCCCCCCCAGGAAGAGCAAGGCTTGTTTTGAGTCTGGCTCTATCCCCGAGGGAGATGAAACCGAGGTTTCTCCTGTTTCAGACGTGGATCCCATTGTCACCACGACCGTTTTCGGCGTTCGTGGGAGGGCTCAGCGGGACGCCCGCTTTGGGTTTCATTCGATTGATCCCAACGTTTTACGTGAGGTTTCCGTTATTGATCCGGACTCAGCTGATGAGGACGCGTGGGGTCACCCTGCGCCCTCCCCTCCTTCATGGTACTCCTCATTTGAGGAGTTCCGCCACGGCCGGGTTTATCGGATTGCCAGCCATTTGAACGAGGATTCCACATCTTTTCCCCCCCCACCGCTTTCCGAGATCCTTTACGAGGATCCGGTTTGGTTTCAAAGGGGCCAGAGGACGCTTCGGCCTGTCATTGTTTCTAGCTATGACAGGCTCAGTGGCGCCGACGTTTATGAGTGGTTGTTCCACCCCGGCGCCGATGACCCTTTCCCTTTTCTACCCAAGAACATCTTTGAGCGGGCCATTATTTTGATGAAGATCACTGCGGTTTTCACCGGCTCCACGGAGACTTATTCTCATGACTCCGAGGCGTATTTAGATGACGAGGATTCGTACCTTTATCTACCGAACACACACCGTTTCACCGGTGTGAGGGGAGTGGACATCGGTCTTCCTCCCGGTTTTATTGATGAGTTTACCAACTCACTGCGCCGCAGAGCCATCGACATCGCTTCCATCGGAGGCAGCCCAGTATGGATTCCGACAGGGCGTCGCCTTCCCCCCAGGTTTGTTTTCCACTCCGGCGGTGGTGTTGAGGGTTCTTCCCCTCCACGCACCAGGACGTTGTGGGAGATTGTGAATGAGGTTCAGTCCGTATCCGATCTTCCCCCGTTCGATTCCATCGCTTTGTCCTCTGAGGGCAGGGTGTTGAGCGCCGATGAGGCAGAAGCCGTTGAGAGGATTCTTGAGGCTGGGACCGAGGACTTGTCATCCCTTGAGGCACTCTCCGGCTTGCCGAGAGATGTCAGGGCTAGCTTGTTTAAACATCACCCCAAGTTTGAGCCTCTGCGTGTTTACTATAACAAACCGGGCCCTTCCTTTGAGAATGATGCTGACCCGCGTGTCGACATTTCCCGCGTTGGTCATTATCGATCCAACAACAGGAGGGTCAGGAGGTCCAACAAGAGGAGGACCCCGGAGGAGCAAGCCGAAGAGGAGAAGGCTCAGGCCCTCGTTCAACAAGAGCGTTTGCGAAAGGTCATTGACCTTGCCGCCAAATACGACGTTGATCTCAAGGGTTGGTCGCTCCCTCCGGAGGGTCTGGAGGGTTCAAGGGCCCTCATTGAGTCTATTAAGATTCAGCTTGGAGAACGCATTCGTGCCGTCAAGCCTCCCATCTCGCAGCACGCCAGTGAGGTGATTGCTGCTTCGTACCCTTCCAACACCTCGTCCACTAAGTATGGCCTTAAAACCATCGCCGATGTGCTCAAGGGCTTGAACGGAACAAAGTCTGCTGGTTACTCCCAGAATGTCACACCTGGCACCAAGGAAGTATGGCAGAATGAGGACAATTGTGTCAACACTGTCCTGATCGTGTTTTTGCGCCTCGCGCTGTGGCACGCTTACACGGCGGAGGAGATTGCGCTCATGACTCCTGTTGAGACCATTATTCGTGGCCTGCAGGATCCGCGCAACCCTTTCCTTAAGTCCGAGTTCCACAAGCCGGAGAAGGTCGCTAAAGGGACCTGGAGGGTCATATGGCCGATCTCCGTGATAGACGAGACGGTGTTCAACCTCTTTCACCGCACGCAAAACAAGATCGACATTGAAGCGTATCAGAGTGGAACTTTGCCTGGTCCCTGCTACCC